CGAAGAGGTGGTAAGTTTATAACGCATATTCCTCAAGTGATGATGTTTTCTTAGGGAGAGATTATTATGAATTTTCACGAAGACGATAGAGCACAAAGATTATTTGATATATTTCCAAAAGTAAATGGACAGATAAATGTTTCATATGTCAATTCTACCGAACACATTGTGGCTTGGCATAAACATAATATACAATATGATTATTGGTGTTGTGTGAAAGGTTCTTTTAAAGTTGGTATGGCTATACCAAAAGATGATGGGACATATGAGGTTAAATGGGAATACTTATCAGATAAAAATCCAAGAGTTATAGAAATGGTTCCTGGAGTATATCACGGATATAAAGCATTAGAACCAAATTCTATTTTGTTATATTATTTAACTGAAAAATGGACACCTGATGATGAGGAAAAAGTAAAGCCAGGTTACTTCGGTGAAAATTGGAAAACGGAGGATAAATGAAAAAGACAACATTAGATGATGTATTGTTTTATAATATGAGAACTGTAATAGAAGATGATGGGAATTTAGTTCCAATAGAATCTAATCGTGATTTACCATTTCCAATCAAGAGAGTGTTTTATGTCTATGGTGTTAGGGATAAGGATGTTAGAGGAGAACACGCTCATCACAAAACAAAACAATTATTAATTTGTGTTGCTGGTAAAATTGAAGTTTTATGTGATGATGGTAAAAATAAAAGAAAATATTTATTAGAGTCACCACAACAAGGCTTACTCATTCCTGAAATGATTTGGGATGAACAAAAATACATAACAGATGATGCTGTTATGTTGGTTGTAAGTAATACTAATTATGATACTAATGATTACATTCACGATTATGATAAATTTGTAGAGATAAAAAGAAATGAACGTAATAAGTAAACCATTTCCCCACATATCAATAGAAAATTTTATACCAAACTCTTCATTGGTTAGAGCTGCTTCAGAAAGTTTTAATGATGTTGAAGATTGGGTTAGATATGGTGGTGGAGAGGACAATCAAGTACAACTTTGTTCTAAATTAGGAAGAGAAAATGTTCCACCCGCAGCTCTTGTTGTTTTAGATTATATAGCTACACATTTTAATCCAAACGATGTTTTTAGATTAACTAACAACGCATTTCCAGACATGTCACATTATGGTGGTGGCATGATGATTACACCTAATTCAAATAATGAGGGTGGTTATCTTGGAATGCATGTAGATGCTACAACACATGGAATAAAAAAAGATTGGAAAAGAGAGTACAGTGCAATTCTATGTTTGTCGGAAGAATATGATTCTTCTTTTAATTTAAGAATACACAATGGTAAAGAACATACAACAATTCCATATAAGTTTAATACTTTGAATGTATTTAAGTGTTCAAGTGATTCATGGCATGGATTACCAGAAATAACAAAAGGTATGGATAGAAAAACTTTAGGTGTAATGTATTGGTCTGTGATGACAAATGAAGATAAAAAAACTGCAATTAAAGCTAAATTTAATAATGAATTGGAGTTTAGTTAATGAGAGAAAAGTATAGTTATGATATTGATAAATATGATTTTGTTCAGGTAATAGAAAATCTATATGACGTATGTGATTTAGATTTAATACATACACAGTGGGAAAATGCGATAGACTATGAGATTCTTGATAATGTTAAAACAGACCAAAATACAATATATCACAAACATTTTTACAACAACATCCATAGAACTAATTGGTATGAAGTATATAAAAAATTTATAACAGAGGTTATTCAACCTTTATTTAATGAATCTATTTTATATCAAAAAATACCAACATTTAGAGTTCATCAACCAAATAATTTAGCAGTAGCTGCGTTTCATAGAGATAGTGATTACAGTCACTCAATACATGAAGTTAACTTTTTTTTACCATTAACGGATGCGTATGGTAATAATACAATATGGGCTGAAACTAAAAAAGATAAAAAAGATTTTCAACCAATGGTTGCTGATGTGGGTGAATTTTGGAAATGGAGTGGTGCTAATCTTTTACATGGTAATAAATTAAATGATACAGGTGTTTCAAGGGTGAGTGTTGATTTTAGAGTTTTACCTGTTTCTAAATACGAGGAAAATAATAAAGTTAGTATAACAAATAACACAAAAATGGTTATAGGAGATTATTGGGAAGCTTTACATGAAAAGTAAAAAAATATTAATATCTGGTGGGAATGGTGAGTTTGCAAAAGAGTTAAAAAAACACAACACTAATTACGAGATTACAGCGCCATCAAAAAAAGAGATGGATGTAACTGATGTTAATAGTTTAGATTATAAAATTTTTTCAACACAACCAGATTATTTCATACACGCTGGCGCTTTAACAAGACCAATGTCAACACATAGAGAAAAGCCTGAACTTAGTATACAAACTAATATTATTGGAACATCAAATGTAGTCCTCACTTGTATGAAATATAATATTAAATTAATTTATTTATCAACAGATTATGTTTATCCTGGAGTTGATGGTAATTATTCAGAGGAATCTTATCTTCAACCAGTTAACAAATACGCTTGGTCTAAACTTGGTGGTGAATGTTCGGTTAGACTATATGACAATCATTTAATACTTAGAATGGCTGTGAACAAAAAACCATTTCCACATCCAAAAGCTTTAGTTGATATGAAAAAAAGTTTAATGTACATAGATGATGCATCAAAAGTTGTCTTAGAGTTGTTAGATGAGAAAGGGACTATAAACATTGGTGGTAAATCACAATCAGTATATGATTTTGTAAAAGAATCTAATCCAAGTGTTGGAAAAATATATCTTGACAACATAAATGATGTAAGTATGGCTAAAGATTGTTCAATGAATGTATCAAAAATGAAAAGGTTGCTAAGTGATTCAGTTATTTAGTAATTCACAAACAGAGGTTAAAATGAACATACCACATCATGGAAAGTATGAGTGGTTACCAATCTTGTACAATATAACAAAAAGTTTAAATCCAAACAAGGTGGTAGAGTTTGGTCCTGGTGTAGGATATACTACAGTAACTATGGCTAGAGCTTTAAAGGATTTAAATAGTGATGTCACGATAAATTCACATGACATTTGGAATGATGATTATTGGGGGAATAAACAAAAGACTTTAAATTTTATTGAAAGTTGGGGTGTATCAGATTGTGTAAATTTAAAACATTTAAATTTTTATGATTGGATTAAACTACCAAACCAAGACAGAGAGTTTGATTTGTTGTATTTTGATATAGACAACAACAGTGAAAAACTTTTAGATTTGTATAATAATGTTAAACACAATATTGATAATGGCTCTGTAGTTTTGTTCGAAGGGGGCTCATTAGTTAGAGACAATTATGGTAACACTCCTGGTGTTAATAAAATGAACGATGTTAAGGACAAGATTGGATATGAAGTTTTGACATCGGATACAAAATATTCTTTGTCAATAATATACGATAAAAATATATATAAGTTGGATTAAAAAGAGGTTTTACGATGATACAATTATTTAAAGTAAATAGTCACAAAATAGATACATCTAATTTTAGTAACTTATTACATGACAATGTTGTTGAAATATTTGAAAAAACAATAGCTGATTACGTTGGAGCTAAATACGCATGTTCCATTAACAGCGCTACCAATGCTATATTTTTATCTATGTTAAATAAGAATGTCACTGTTGACTTACCGAGTATGATACCACCTGTTGTAGCTAATGCTCTTGTAACGAGTGGTAACAAAATAAACTTTATAGATAATGTTGAGTGGGTTGGGGATTCATATACATTACATCAATTTGATGATTATAAGATTGTAGATTCAGCTCAGAAGTTAGAGAAAAATCAATTTGAGAAAGAATGTAATCCTGAGGACTTGATGTTCTTTAGTTTTTATCCTACAAAACCTTTAGGTGGTTCTGATGGTGGAATGATAGTTACAGATGATTATGAAAAATATAGATGGTTTAAATCAGCTGTATTAAATGGTATGTCTTTTGCTGATAACAATTGGGAAAGAAAAATATCATTTCCTGGTTATAAAATGTATATGAACTCAATTCAAGCTCAAATATGTTTAAACAATTTTAGAACATTTGAAGAAAAAATGTCCTCTTTACAGAATTTAGTTAATATATATAATAGAGAATTAGGTTATAACAATTCAAGTTCACACCTATACAGAATAGAGGTTACAGATAATCAAAAGTTTATCAACAAAATGAAAGAGAGTTATATAGTTTGTGGGGTTCATTATTCTGCACTTCATTTAAATTCTGTTTATAACAATGGAAAAAAATTTAAATGTATAAACTCTGAAAAACTTCAATCAAAAACAATTAGTTTACCAATGAATGAAGATTTGTCTGATGATGATATAACTTACATAATAAATAAAGTCAAGGAGAATTTATAAATGAAAAAATTAGCGGTTATAGTATGTGGTTGGCACTATCCAGATTACTTTTATAAACAATTTCCAAGTCAGAAAATACCATCTGATTGGGAAGTAGATTATTTTTGTATTTCACATAGAAATCCAAAACACGCTGTTGGTGAGAAAAATGTTAATAAATGTAGTGAGAAAGAAACTCTCTCTTATTTAGATTGGTTTTTTTATAAAAACATAGCAACTATTGAATCGATTGAAAAATATGGGTGGAAATACATAGAAAAACCAAACACATTAGGTGATTGGGGAGTCTTTAATCAATGGATAGAGGATTATGATTATCGTGATTATGATATGTTATTTTTAGCTGGAGATGATAATCTTGTTATAAATGATTCACTTTTAGATTATGTTTTAGGAAATAAATTTAAAACTATTTTCAGTAATGGTGATGTGGGTAAGTATAGTGGTGGAGATACAGATCCACAAGTGTTAGAATATAAAGATGATTGGTTAGTGTTAGCAAATAATTGTCCTCAAGGGAGAGGTATGTTAAGAGGTTCTTTTGATTTTTTTAAACCTGAAATATTTGATATGTTAGGTGGAAAGTTTGATTTTTCTGGTTGTGATATGGAGGCTAGACTTGATAATAAAGAAACACCAACAAAACATTTTGAGAGTGTTTCAATGAGTTGGAATAATCAGTGTGTTCAATTTATGAAATTCATAGAGGACAATAAATTATATCCAAGAATAAAATTTTTATCACCATACTATCGTGTAAGTGAATTTTGTATTGAGGGTGAAAGAGGATATTTAAAAAATCGTAATGCTTCAGGAGATAGTTATATGAGAGGAATTAACTATTTAAAAAGTAATGGAATGTTAGACAATATTTTAGAGGAGGCTAAAAAATGAAAGAATACTTAAAAGGCATACCAGATAAAAGAGAATATAAAGAAACTACTTCTTTGAGATTTAAAGAGGATTTAATTGAGTTTTTTTCTGACATTGGCTCTGAACGTACAATTTTAGAACTTGGAACTAATCACGGACATACCACAAGAGTTTTATCATTCTTATTTAATAAAGTTATTACGGTTGATTGGAAAGAAGAACCAAATTTAAGAATGGCTAGAGAACTAAACAAAGATAGAGATAACATAACTTACGTTGAAAAAGATTTATACAACGGTATGTGGGATTTTTCAAACTTTGATGTTGTTTTCTTTGATGCAGTTCATACTCATGAGGCTGTTTTAAGTGACATTAACCATGCCATATCCACTGGTAAAGACAATATGTATTTTGTTTTTGATGATTATGGTCACCCAACATCAACTGGACCACACGATATTGTGAATGATTTTATAAGAAATGTAAAAGGATTTGAGAGAGTTAGACACAT